CCCCGGCTTTAGCCAGGTCCTTGATAACCTCATCTTCCTGGGGAATATCCATCATGCCAAAGGCCAAGCGGATAACCGATTCCGGCATACCCTTCAGGCTCGTTACCTTATCGACCTTGGCGAAAGTAACATCATGGTCATCAATCCGCCGGCAACGAATGTCAATAACAATATCATCCCCGTAGAATTGGGAGAGCTTACGGGTAAGCATCTGGCCGATGAGGTTACAGATAGGGTCCAAGGTGAGGAGGTTAAGCTGTTTCAACGTAGCAAACAACGTGGCATAACTAGAGCCTTCTACCATACCGGCAGCTGGTTTGGTTATGCCAAACGCGCCTAGGTTGAAGGAGGTTAGTTGGTCCCAACCGCCCTCGTACATCATCTTATCCGGGGTAGCTCCCCATTGCTCTAGCTTGGCCCCTGGGGTAGATACCAAGAGCCTAGCTGTGTTCTCTGGCCCCATATGATCGTTCTCAAAGTCTGACCGAATACGCTCAATCTCTGGCTCGGGCAAGGGGCTGGCACCACTCTCCTGATCGAAATTCAACACGGCACTCGGATTGATACCACGCTTCATGTTATACCACCGGCTGCGGTCGATGCTATCAACCACATCCAACGGTAAGCGCATAGCTGTAAGAGGGCTGTAGCCATCGTAGAACAGCAAGGCGTGCGGGTATTGTATCTGGGTAATCCATTCCGCTGGAATCTTGGCCCCGGCTGCACTGAGTGGACTGGGGAAACTGGTGAAAGGTCCATAGGGATAGACCGGCTGGATATGGTAGGCACCATTCGGATATTCCGGCGTTTGTACGGCCATCGGGATAGCCAGGGCGGTAGGAATGACATACAGCTCGGTAATCCGGTCTCCTATCCCGTTGGGGACCATCCAGGCTAAAGCCGTACCGGTTAGGTTTAGTTGCTGGTTAATCCGATACATCAGCGTACCGAACGAATCTTTGCCATTGGGCTTTTCCAAGAGCTTGACAAGATCATACTCAGGCTCACCCTCTACCACGGGCCGCTTGCCATCTGCATGATTTGGGTCTTTATGGCTAACGGCAAACTCGGCTTGCATCAGCTGCAAACCAGTCCGATGGATGGCAATGTAGGGAATACCCGTGAAGTGTCGAGTCTGCTCCCATCTATCATCGGACCAACCACCGGGAACACTACTACGGTAGCTCTCCAGTAGCCGTACAATAGAGTTCTTGGAGCCTAGTGCGGTCCTACCTTCCCCACTTTGCTGGGCTGGGCGTTGCTCCCTTAGCCCCTCCTCTTTGTTCGTCCCAAAGGCTTGGTCCCACAACGCGCGGCTACTACGCTTGCGAGTAATGTCCTTAATGAACCCCATTGGTGGACCTACTTTTCTCAGTAAGAGAATTTTTCACTATGGCCATACATATAACTAGGTATAATACCCGGTAGATAATCGCCTTGTATACAACACTAGGAGCTAGGTTTATGGCAACGTTGAATTCAGGCTTTTTATCCGCTCCCCACCTCTACGCGCATAGCCAGGAAAAGGTCTGTAGCGGGAAGGAAAGGTGTTACTGGTGTGGGGCACCCTGTGGTATGGCGAATGTCCACGGGGAAGTACCACCGCAAATTATGCGGGGTTATCGTTCTACAGCCAAAGTACCCTCTAGCCATTGGATTTGTACGGGCTGTTGGCTATGGCGCCGGCAATCCATTACCCTCCATTTCCTGAATGGAAGAGGCTACCAAGATCGGCAAGCCCCTAGTAAGTGGTCCTGGTTGATTACGGAGAAAGAAGCCTTAGCCTTGCGGACTAGTGGGCAAGCCGTCTTTGCCAGTGGCTGCCTCCAAGACCGGGAGATGGCCTATCAATATCTCCTTAGGCCCAATGGGCAATCCTTTTGCCTGTCCCTGGTAAGTAGTGGACAGGTGAACCAATTGCACATGGCTTGTGTCAACCAAAGTAGTAGCGGGTTTACAGCGGGTGCCCAATTTACCTATACCCTGGATGGTAGGCAACTAACCTATACCGTCCATGAGCTAGAAGAAGCCATGAGGAAGAATGCCAACGGTGCTTCTCCTGGAGTAAGGTTACTTATGGAGCATCTAGGGCCAGCACCGGAAGGCTTGGTAGAATTGAATCGGGATGCACCCCTGAAACCGAAAGCCGGACACCCCATTGTTGAACAGGGCCAAGCATTGAGGAAAAAAATCTAAGGAGGAGAACCATGTTTGTCACTTTCAAGGAGCATACCATTCCGCGCGTTTACTTTGGTGCCCCTACCCACAATAACGCCATCATTCCTGTACTGTGCCCCAACTGCAAGCAGCAATTGGTACTGGCCAGTAGCCCCGGACGGGTTAAGGTCGAATGTCCCAAGTGCCACTGGTGGGGCTGGCTCCAAGCTGGGCCTCGCTAAGACTGTTTCCACCAGTCGGCAGGATCATCATCCTGGGGTCTTTCCTTTTTCTGTAGTAGTAGCTCCAATTGTCTGACCAGCTGGTAGAGCCAAATGGCCAAAGACAAGGAAAAGATGGCCAAGCAAATGTTGGTACAGGTTAGCACTAGCCTGGCATAATCCGACATTACTTGCCGTCCTTTCCTTGTTTGTTGAACCATCGGCAAGAACAGAGCCAAACGATCCTACCTCCGCGCATCTCCTGATGAATAGCATACCCACAGATAGGACACTTGCCGGCCTGACAATCTAACGAGGCGTGTTCCTTATTGTGCTGGGCCATCTCCCTGAGTTCGTCTAACTCGGGATGGCAATCTGCCAGGCGTATACGCGGTAGGTTATCGTAAACATCCTGTTTTTTAGGTAGTTTTCCCATCAACCCTCATTCCTGCGATTGGGGGATTCTCCGGCGGGTAGAATAACACCGCTGTAGATGTGTTTGTCCGCCGTCTCTTGCCGATGGTCTATGAAGGTTCTGAGCCTATCCTCCAGGCAAGTCCTATTCCAATGGCTGGCCCAGCGTTGCCAGAGTGAATATCTTTTGCCATCCCAATAGCGGAGCCAGGCTATGTATTCCATGACCCCATCCTGTTAGGGTCTAATTACTAGGCATAGGGGGTTGAGTAACGAACCCAACCGCCCACCTATTGCTAGGTTCTCTTACGGGCCACTAGCTCCACCCTAGCCAAGCTAGAGCCCTATACCTAATATGCGCTTAACGGAACTGGCGGAAAGTCTTCGTGACCTTACCATCCGTTTCCGTAATAGTTACTTCTTCACTAACAATGTTAGAGGCTGGGCTGTCATACCCGCGCATAACATTAAGCCTCGCCTCATTGCACCCATAGGCTACCGGTGCAGTATACACCGGCTGAGCAAAAGCCACCGGGGGAGCATAGCTATAACCACCCACAAAAGCTACCCGATTGAAATGGTGCCCAGCATTGACGAAAGCTACCTGGTGGTGATAGCCCGCATTAACCACGGCTACATTCTGGTGATGGAAGCCGGCATTAACGGCTACCACGTTGGCCGAGCGGAACCTAGCCACGCCGGCGTTGACAGCTGCAAAGCTACCGCCATTAACCACGGTAACATCCGTGCGCCTACCCAGGAAACCACCTCGGCTCACGTTGACCACGGAAGCTCCGGCTACCACGGTAACGTTCCGTCGAAACGGAAAGGCTTGGGCTTCCTGAGGGATAAGGGCCAGGGCTACCAAAGCCAAGGCCATAAAGCTAATAAGGCATCGCATGTTTGGTTCTCCTATTTCTTCGTTAGTACCCATTCATCATAGAGGATTTTCAGCTCTTCATCCTTAAGCGCATTCTTTTGTTTCCATTCGCTTAGCTCCTTCTCTTTACCTTTTTCCAGGAGAGCAGATGGCGGGGGAGGCATGTTTCCAGCTGCTGTCAACCCAAACGCTGCCCAACGTTTGGTAGTGCTAACACTGTTCGGGTCGGTTAGGTCCAGGTGTTTATTGTCCTTCCCGTGGCAAGAGAAGCAATTGTTTTGCAGGATCGTTAGGGCCTTGGGGCTACCCTTAATAACAGGTTGAGGGGTTGTCCTGGTTGGCTCGGATTCTACCCTGGCTACTCCTGGTTTCACATCTGCTGCATTGCTATTCAGGCCATTTAGCCGTCCGCGCATTTCTTTCATCAGGTCAAAGGCTTCTAGGTAAAGCCTATCACGATAGAGGTCGGAGAGGCTATAGTATCTATCCTTGTGTACTTGTACCTCGATAACGTAAGGAACGTAGTAAGGTTGGTAGTGATAGGAGGGGGCTACATAGGCTTGGAAGGGCCTGTAGCAACCTCCCGCCAAGCTCTCCTGAGTGAAAGCTAGACAGGCAATAGCGATGATAAGAAAAGCAAAGCGAAGCATGGTCTTATCCTTTCATATTAACCTAGCCTACTTTACCTTTTGGTATGCGTTAGGGCAACCTATCTTATCTGCCGGAATCGCCAAGTAGGCACCCACGGAGGCCAGTCGCCATTGTAGTAGGCTGCCTCCCCTATCGCTATCCGCATTTTCTTCAGGGCCGCTCGTGGGTGTATGTTAGTGCGCGCCTCTAGTGCAGCGGTCCAGAATTCCCGTAGTTGGTTGGCGTCAGCTATAGAAGCCTCTACCGCGAAATAGTCAGCCAGGCCGTATTGGTTGCTGGCCCATTCTGTGTAGTGGTAGTTCATCTCCAGGTAAGAGCCTATCACTTTCCTGGGGGGTAGCCTAAACCTATCTTCCGCTGGTGGAGCATCGTATAATTCGCGGTGCCGGCATTGGCACCAGCATAGATCGGAGCCATAATTATGGCCCCAAGAATCCTGAGTGATAGGCCAGAGGTCCAATAAGTGGGCCACATCTTTCATGGCCTGTCTACGACCTGGATCGGCCTCGGTTGGCCACTCATTGGTAGGTGGACAAAGGATAAGCAGTAGCGTTAAGGTCCAATCGTTCACGTTCCCTCCTTGGGTTATAAACCGTGAAACAACCGTATTAGTGCTTGCTTCTATCTCTTAATGCTTCCCGCAAGGGTTAGCACACTTCGGATCATTACAGATAGAACACTCTTGCTGGATTGGAGTTACAATGTACTCTGTGCGCATCTGGTCATACAAGCAGCCATGAGGGCAAAAGGACACATGCAAGGGCTCGGGTTGCTCACATCCCTCTAAGCAGCGACTAGGCCAAAAGACTAGCCTTAGCTTTTGCTCACTATTGGGGGTTTCCACTTCAGTAGTCCAACCATTTTCGTTCATGGGTATACCCTTTCACGGGAACTAGAGAGGATTTTCATCAACTCCGGAAATACGTCTTCATCCCAGGTAGACCGAGGGATAGGTTCCTTCCGTGCTAACTCCGCGCTTCTCCTGAGTGTTGATCGGACAGCAGCTACCCTGAGAAACGCTTCGGGTGCCCCGGTCTCTCTACAAGCCTGTTCTAATGTGATAGGGTCTAAGTACCTGTGGTGCCACTTTAGGGTTAATTGGGCCAACTGTAACCCAGTCCAACCGTCTACATAGTTGTTGGCTTTGGTGCCGGTTGCTTCCTTCCAGATACCTTTCGTGGTTTCACGGATAGGCTTAATCTCATCACCCCAACCAAGGAAAAAGCTATCATAATCCTCAGCCGCTTTCTTATCCGGCAAGCCTGTTTTTAGGTCTTTGAACCGTACATCAATCTCATTGGGTATGGCTTGCTCCAAGACGTTGTTAAGAGGAATCCACCCATACCATTCCGCATGGCAAGCGTAACAAGCCAGCGGACCATTCCTTACCCTACGGTCTCGGCTATCTCTGGTATGGATAGCTATTTCGATAGGCACCTCTTCTACGCGCTTACCTTGTGCATTTACCAGCAAGGTAGCCAGGCCATCACCAGCGGGTAGTGTGAAGAGTAGTTCGCCTCCATCTACGGTAGCTCGGCCCTTGTCCCTGGGTTGATCGGTAAAAGCGTTTTCCTCAAAGTCGCGTTTGCCAGCTGTCTTTTTCACATCGAAGGTTTCCCCGTAGATGGCACCAAACCGACTAAGGGCAGGGGCCAACCAGACTTGCCTATTGTTCCTGGCTACAAACGAACCTCCAGCCTCTACATCCGTGGCTCCCCTGAGTACCGCCCCTCTCCTGGATTGTAGGGTTACTAGGGCTCTCTCATAATCTTCGCCCTTGAGCCCACCGATGAAAGCGGTGAACCATTCCGTTTTGTTCTGAGGAAAATCCTTGAAACCACGTTGGGCGAAGGCTTGCTTGTAGGGATACCAACCTCCTGGATAAAACTTCCCATCGGTCCAGATACCACCGGCCCACTTGCGTAGCACGTTACGAAATTCTACCTGGATGTTCCCCTGGCTATCCTTCAGGAGTGGATAGCGTTGCTCGGCAAAGATGAGGTCGTAATAGTCTGGACTGTTGATAGTGTGATAGGAGCGGTTATAGAACCCCCAAGCCTCAACAATGCCCACTGCCTGAAAGTTGCCAGGTTGCCTTTCTCCCAGGAGTGCCCTTAGCTGTTGGGCTGTGGCTGGTTGTACCCAGGGTTCTCTAAATTTGGTATCACGTATAGCTACCTGCCTCCAAGCCACGTCATTCCACCCCCAGCTAGTAAGGTCTATCCACCATAGAGTATTACTACCTGGAACGCGCGTAGGGAATACCCGACGATTGGGGGATAGGGTTAGCTGCCTAAAGGCAAAGCGGAATAGTACCTCGAATTCCGCCCGGTCTTCCTGAGGAATAGAGTAGGTACTAAGCAAGCGGACCTGGAAACGTTCGTCTCCCATACCTTCCAGGAACTTAATCGCTGCTCGAGTTTCCGTTTCGGGGTCTACAATGGCTAAAGGCTCGGCACTGAAGGCCGAGTGAGATATGGCTAAACACAGGCTTAGGGTAAACCAGCGGGCCATAGGGCTGCCCTTAATTTAGAGTTACATCCAGGCTATCGGCTACTAATCGAAGTTTCTTAGATAGGTCCCTGGCTACATCCAGGGTTAAGTGTAACTCCAGGTCTTCGCCAATGGCTACCGTAATCTCTCTGGTATTGCTATCCGCGCTTACCCATATCTGACATCCCTCTTCGTTGTTTGGATTGTTCACTGCTCACCCCCTAACTCGGTGTACAGTTCTTCAATATGGTCTCGTGCGGGTGGTAAAGGCTGTACATCTTCTATGTGTGTACTTTCTACCAAGAGCCCATCTGGCCCCCAACCACAAAAACCATCAAACCAGTTTACCAGCTTATCAAACCAAGACATAGTGCCATCCTTGTTGAGTGTAACAAAAAATACCCGGAGGGGAACTAATCCTCCGGGCTTGGGTTCGCTCCTAGCTCCGTACTAACCCTCCTTACAGTCTACTGCCTACCGCTCGGGTTAGCAAAGTGCCAACCTCTATTCAGAGCGGTTGGACAAAGCTATGCTTCCTCTTTAATGTCTAACTCTGCTAACATCTTGCCTACCTTCTTCCGACAAGTCCCACAGAGTTCCCCCTGCCAGTCGCCTATATCGGTTCCGCGCCTACCAAATTGCAAGGTGAAGATTCTGTTGTTGTTCTCTTCTACCCTACAAGACTCCCCGCAACCGTCACAAACAATTCTTTGGGCCATGCTACTCTCCTGTTGTGTAAAGGGGGGGGCTTCCATGCCCCGGTCGCAAGGTAGTGCCTGCTTTACTTCGGTTGGATCGCTGCCCAGGTAGCCTCTACCTGAGTAGTCAGTTCCTCTACGGTCTTGGGGTTATTGTCGAGGATGCGCTTAATCAGGTCTTCCAATAGTTTTTGCAGGGTGCCATCCTGGAGCCACTTTTCCAGCTGGCCCTTGAGCATGTTCAGCAGCATTTGCAGCATGAAATTCATTGCATTGCCTCCACTAGGACTAGGGTTGGGAATAGGTGAGGGCGGAATTACATCAGGTAGGGCACTATGGGTAATGGTCCAAAAATCCCCCGAAAGTTGTGGATTGGTTAGGTAAGCAAAGGGAATATACCCGTAACCACCTTGCCCCCAACCTGTTCCCCAGCTGTTACGGAGCTTGAAAAGTTGTGTGGTTTGATTATAGCCCACAATCAACACATCATGCCCACCACGTTGGCTATCCATGCGCGTAGGCATAGGTATGATACCGGTCATCTCTACCTGTTTGCTCTCCAAGCTGCTATACACGCTAAAGCCGGCTATGAACGGATCACCACCAGCTAAGCAAGCCAGCATAGTATTCAGATTTTGGGGTACACTTTGGTACAGGCCAATCTTCCGTTTTGCTGCACTCTGGAAAGCAGTTTGGCTAGGTATCCTACGAAACGGGTCGCTTATACTACCCGTGTTCTGGTCGCTATACGGGTGCAAGGTTTCATCACACCAGCCATACCTGGCCAGAGCCTTGAGCATATCACGATTGGATACCCCGCTATCTGATCGTAGCGTACCCATCAACTGGCGGGTGCAATAGTAGATGAAGAGCCTACTAGGCATTGGTACGCTAGCAATCTTCTGTTGCTTCAAGGCGGCAAAGACAATATCGGCAGCTGCTGTGTGAGGCCCGCAACTCCCCAAGCGCTGCTGTGAGTAAACCGGGTTGAAAGGCGTGCCTACGTCCGCGCTTAGGTCTACCGATACTGGCAAGGCATCGGCGGCTACCAAGGGGGCACTATAGATAATATCCCGAAAATCTGGCTTGCTGGGCACCCAGCCATAAGAGTAATCCATTGTTCACCTGGGTAAGTTACCAAGTATGACCACACAAATCGCAATCGTGGTGACTGTCATTATTCCCTGAAGGATCGGCGTGATAGGTAGAAACCGGATGGGGGCATTTCTTACAGTTCATATGCTCCCTATCAGATATTTCCTGTAAGGTTTTTTGGTAGCTCTTCTGGGCTACCTCTTTGGCTTTATCACAAGCCAACTTAGTTTCCCTGATCTTTTGCAGCTGGTCTAAGAGGGTAACTACCTCTTTAGCTTGTTCCTCACTCTTCGAGGTCTTGGCTAGTACCCAATCCATCAATTCTTCTGAGACGCGCATAGGTCACGCTTTCTGGCAGTGTAAGGCTGCCCCGTCTAGTCGATAGTTGGTATTGTCTATAACAATAAAAGCACCATTCGGCATATGGCACGCAACAGGGACCAATGTACCGGCTAGAGGCCCATCAACGATAGTTACTAGGCGCGTATCATTAGGGTCATCCTGAAAGTAAGCCTCATCTACGATCTTAGGGGCCAGCTGGCGGGGTGCTTCTCCCAGGATAAGCGAGGGCTTTACTGCTGGCTCTGCCAAGCCCTTTTCCAGTTCCAAGAGCTTACGCAACCAATCGACCACGATAACACCCTGGGCGAAGTTGTTCGGGCTCTCCAACCACTTGTTAGCCTCGGCTTGCATATCTTCAATCAGGTTCCGCAATTGTGCTGCCATTGTTACCTCTATTATATACTACCTTGCAATAGGATCATCACTCGCCCGCAGCTGCATTTGATACGGTCCGCCTCCCCCTCACGTTGTTCCAGCGTAGCATTGTTTAAGGGAACTATGGTTTTCTCCAGGCTCCATTCGTGCCGGGCAAAATCCAGGGAATCCTTGGCAATAGGCTTATCACAACCCGTACAGTAATGAAGGCCCTTCAGATGGATTTTCTTTTTGTGCTTTTTCATATCACCATTCCTCTAGTGCTCTTGAATAAATCGTAGATATGCGCGTTAGGTGCCTTGTCGCCTACCGTACCTTCCTCTCCCACATGGTCAATAACTGTGGTAGCCCAGTTGGTAGTTTTACAGTAAGCAATTGCCAGGCTTAAAGCCTTATTGAGAGTATCATCACACAAGACTAAGGTTTGCCAGGGCACATCCCTCTTCCTGAGAATAAAGGCCCAGAGCCTCTTACAATGTTCGCGCGTTAGCACTACCTCTGAAGGAAGGCACCCATAAGCCTCCATAGGCACTTGCCAGCGGTCTTGCATCACCTCCGGGCTAATGTCCGCAAAGGTTATGAAGAGCTTATCCAATAGCTTGGCAAGGCCATGCGGGGGTTCTTTGGTTTCCTTCTCTTCACCTACTTTAAGTGGCTCACAGAGGTGGATGAGCAAGGCTTGCTCTTCTACCTGTAGGCACGCTAGTTGTTGCCTATTGCACACCATGATTCTGATACTATCCTTGGCTCTGGGTCGAACATTAAAGACTTTGAGTGTACCGGCCATAGGCTTTTGCAGCAGCTTGTTGAAGGCCCCACTAAAGCTATCCACCCTATCTTTGAGCCTGGCATTCGGAAACGCACATAGCTCCTTAATCCATGCTGGTATATCCCAGGAACCATCCTCGATAAGGTAGACATTCCCCGCCGCACACTGAGCAGCAACCGGCCTGGCTCTGGCTTCCTTATCTCCTGTGGGTCTGTCGGGGTGGACCCTAAAGCCTGCTAGATAACTAGCCGCATACTTGTAGGCATCCACGCCACTAGAGCCGCCTTCATGCTCCAGGTATATATCAGGCTCCTGATGGGGGCCATATCTGACCCTATCCCGTAAAGCTACTGCCTTGATATTCTCCAATCTCTCCCTTGGTTCCCATTGCCCAACCACCACATTCTCTACAAACCAATCCCCGTTATCATCCCTGGAAAGTAAGGTGCCCGCCGTGTTGCAAGCACTGTTACTAACTGTTGCTGCTAAGTCCCAATAACGTAGGCGCGTAGCCTTATATGGTGCTGCTGCTCTCCGGTGGGTAAAGTAAGCCTCCTTAAATAACCCACCCCCAGCGGGATGAGGTGCCTGTAAGAATTGGCCGGCGTAACCGTACTCTCCTAACCTTAGCCGCTCTTGCAACAAGACCGACTTGGGCATCCGTATAGGGTCCAAGAGACCATCAACATAGAACTCCCTCAGCTCTAATGGCTTGACATTATCTGTTAGTTCCGCTGGTAAGCAAATATGCTTAACGGGTAGACCACTAGCTAACAAGTGTCCCGTGCTATCGTTTTCATGGAGTCTCTGCTGGACCAACACCATCGTACTGACCAGCTTATCTACCTTGCGGCTCGGTAAGATATGGTCCATCCAATAATGAACCGTTTTAGAATCCGCCTCCGATAAAACCTGTAAGGGGTCCTCTGGATCATCCGCGCATAGAACGTGGCCGTGCAATCCTAACACACTACCACACACACCTACCGCATAGCGCATACCACCACTATTGTTAGCAAAGTAACCCTTGGAATCCTGGTCTTTCCTGAGAGAAAGGCTAGGCCAATGGTCCCTAAACCATTCGCTCCGAACAATATCCCGGCTCTTGCGGCTAAGGTCTAGAGCTAGAAAGTGTGTGTAACTACCGCATATAGTGCGCATACTAGGCATACGGACCCAGCACCAGATAGGCAAACAGATACTGGCAACTACGCTTTTGGTTGTGCCTGGAGGCTGGTTGATGACAAGTGTGTACTCCGCCGGCTTACCCTCAAAGACCCTTTCGGCTACTGTTTGTAACTCCTTACATAAGTAGGGGATATGCCAATTCCACACAGGCTTCTCATGGGTGATAACTGGCCAAGCGGCCCGAACGAATTCGTAAAAGTCATCCCGATAAGCCAATGCCTCCAACTGGTTTTGCAGGCTGGGGATAGCTAATAGGCGCCGAATTGATTTTGTGGCACTGGCCATAGGTTAGACCGCAATGAAAAGAAGATCAAGACCCCGTAAAATCTCAAGGCTTTCCTCCTCGTTGGCATTGAAGAAATCATCCCATTTCCTCTTTATGTCCTCTACAGCCTTAGACATCTCTTCATCTAAAATTGCATAACTATCCTTATTAAGGTTTTCGACCTTAATAGGTGAGTCATAGTCCCACTCCGCTACGGAGCACCATTTGTCTATAATCTTTTCAAAGACTGTCCGATACAAATCTGGATCAAAGTAGTGCTCCCATATAAACTCTTCATCTTTTTCTGTAGGTATTTTTTTGAATTCAGTCTCTAGCCAGGAAAAGTCATGATAGGCTTCTTCTACTTGTTGATAGTGAAAATATGCGGAGTGCCCATAGCTTAGGTCATCCTTTATCCTGTTTATAGGTATGACTAGAGAATTGTAATCAGGAAACATCGCTTCAACGCCTCGATATTGTTGTTCTCCATTACCTAAAATAGGGGTCCTGAAAATGCTTCCACCCTCTTCATAGACGACATAGAAAAGAGTGTCCTTTGGTGATTCTTTCCAGGTATAGTTGACCCACCCCCACGGCTCTGCTGCTAGCGTACCATCGAAATGGAAAATAGGTTTCTCTTCTATCTGCCTAAACATGGACATAGTTACTTGTTTCTTACCTACCCTCATTACCTTAACATCTACTTTCAGAGTACTAACAGAAGCGCGGTTCATTACTTTCATCGTGGTCTCCTGTGTTGTAGCACTGGTGTTCATACCTTAATTGACCTTAGGTTCTTCGCGCCTACGGATAAACTCCAGGAGCTTAGCCCTCAAGTCTGCTGGTAGTTCTTCTAGGTTGATACCTGTATGCTTGGGTTGATCCTGGGGAACGTTATTAACAAGAATGCGCGGGCCATCCCTATACATCTCAGGTTTCAAGCCCTTCAACCGGAAACAAGCCGCTGCTATGTTCCCGGCAATAGCCGATTGGTGTACCGACCCCTCAAGAATCTCAATCGCTACCTTCTGGGCTTGCTTGAAAGCCTTTCGATAGTTTTCTTCCTTCATCCACCGCCTATGATTTTGGCGAACCATCTTTACCGCCAGAGCAGCATGAAGAACACTCCCCAGGTTGACATAAGCAGCCAAAAACATCCGTTGGTTCACGGTCAACCGCTCATCAAACTGGTTTATCTCAGCCTTCGTCGGGGCTTTTAACGACGCCTTCTTTTCCGCATCTTCATTTTTCTTCCGTTTGGTGCTACGGCCACTAGGTGTACCAAAAGGTCGGTTTCGGCGCATATCATATCCTCCTGTCAATCAAGAAAAAATCCAGTTGCGGGCAATCAATTCACTCAAGGGCCAACCTACCGTTTCCTGGGGGTGTAGAATTCCTTCTCTAGGTTTCTTCTCTAGTTTACCATCCTCAATACGCCATATCTGGGTGAAGTTTATACGGTTGATCAAGTCGGGGCTGTTGGTCCAGATAACTAGCCCTTCCCCCTCTACTCCATACAGCTCATTGCAAAATTCATTGACCATCGGTAAGTCCATATTAGCGGTCGGTTCTACCCAAACCAATACGGTATCTGCGAAGATTGCTTCTTTATTCCTATCAGTTAGTGCCCCTGTAAGTAGGATCATAGATTAGGCTCTGAGTGAAAGAGGTTAGCTAGGCGTCACAGAATACCTACGCCCACCGTTGGCAATCTTGTTTATACCGCTGGTCGGCTTTAGGTCTGGATAGGGCCAGTTTATTGCTCCAGGGTGCTTCACAACAATAACAAGCATTCCGGGTTCCTGCCCATCAATCACACCGAATTCAGTCCCGTCAGCAGCTACTACCTGCACTTCTTTCAAGTTCATACTTTGCATTGTTCATGCCCCTGAATAAAATCATAAGGAAGTATGTATCCGTTTGGGCTGGGCTTTTGAGTTTAACAAGTCTTCAATCGTGCAACCTAGAGCCCTGGCTATTTCAATCAATTGGCTGGTCGTTGGCTCTGTTTTGTCATGCTCCCAATTATCAATCGTATTACGATGGACAAAGAGCCTGAGAGCAAGCCAAGCGGCCGAAGCTCCTATGGCCTTACGTTGGGCCTTGATAGCTTTACCAATTTTCATAGCTACCTCTTCAGCAAGCTAGTGCCACGGATCGTATTACCTACTTCGCGCGGAACTAGGTGGGCTAAGCCGGGCCTCCCTAAACAGTCGGTTATTATACGCTTGGCTGCGTGGTCCTGTAAATATGTTTCCGATAAGTCAATGCCGATGCTATGCCTACCATGCACCAAGGCAACGCTACAGGTAGTTCCGGAGCCTACGAAAATATCCATCACGGTGCAAGGCTTTACCTGGCTATTGCACTTGCAGCCCGGCTCCCAACCTGTGGTTTTCGTCTGAGCATCTCCAAACCTTAGCCCCGATGCTAACTCACCATTTGTTTCTGCTCGATCTACCACCCTCTCCCACGGGCTACCGCACTTCGCACAGCAGCCATGCTCGCTAGTAGCACACTTGATAATAGTCTCCACCAAGGCTTCGGGAAAAGTTGCGAAGTGACTACCCGGATATGGGCTTGATGACAAAGACCAAACATCTTCTTTATTGGTTGCTTCCTCTAAGTATTGGCTTAGCACTTCCGGAGCTTTGTCGGATAGCCAGGCCAAGACTTCCTGAGAAGTGATAGACCAGACGGAACGCTTGTTTCTTTTACTGCCATCCCTGTTTTGTGGTTGCCCAGCACCCTCTCCCCATTTGTTCCTACCGTCTATTTGCCAGGCCCCATCCGATCCATAGGGCTTACGAACGTCCCCTGTTATACTGCCTTCCTTCACCGCCTCCATATCACAATAGTACCCAGGCTTCTTAGCCAGCATGAAAACGTATTCGTGGGCCTTCGTAAACCTATTCCTTACACTTTCTGGCATCGTATTTCTTTTGGCCCAAATTATGTCTTGCCTGAGTATCCACTCATCCGCCTGCAAGGCCAGAGCAACCCGCCAAGGTATGCCAACTAAATTACCTTGAGGTATCCCAGTGTTCATTTTTCTGTTTTTACGGGGAAGAGCATCATGCTTAATGGCATTGCTTCCAGTAAACCATTGCCCCTCTTTCTGGTCGTGCCTACCAACTTCTCCGCTGGCGTAAGAATCCCCCAAGTTAAGAAAGCAAAGCCCATTATCCCTTAGCACCCTACGCGCTTCCCTGAAAACCAGAACCAACCGGCACACAAAGCAACCAGTTTGCCAATCCTGCTCCGCACAATTGCCATTGATCCTACCGCAATCCGGATTAGCCTCGGAGCCTAGTTGCCCCTCTACTTGATAGTCTCGGAGATTCCAATACGGGGGCGAGGTTGCTATACACTGCACGGAACCACTAGGTAGCCTCTGTAAGACTTTTAGGGTATCACCCTGATAAAGCCTTACCGTCTCTTTGTCCGTGGTTGTCCAGCTAGGTTTGATAGGTAGTAGAGGCATATAACACCTTAGACGTTTTGGAAGTCCCTTACCATCGTGGCAATCAAACTGTCATAGCTTCCTAACCACCTACGATACTCAAAGTGTCCAGCAACCGCCATACGGCTTTTACAGCCCTTGTTATTCCAGGTGGTAATAACCTTCTGTACGCTTTCCGTGGCTAGCTTAAATGCTTCCCCCACACTCTGGCCCTTGCGAATAGCATGGAGAAAATCTGTGATAGCAACCCACTCAAAGAAACCATCCATATCCGCACTGCCTACTGCAACCATATTACTCGGTGGAGTTAGCCTTCGGTGCTCAGCTAAGGCCCTATCCGCGCGTTCCTGCCATTTCCTGAGTAAAACATTCTTGGGGCTATTTTGGCCTTTCCAGGCTTCTCCTACTTTTGGCATAGTAAGTTCTCCAAGGCGCTTTTGTCGGCTCTTAACCCTTCTACTTCCTCTTGAAGATGTTCTATCTGGTCTTTCAATCCCCTTACTTGTTCTTAGTATTCTCCTATCTTAAACTCTAGTTCTGCTATCCTTTCACGCTCATTCATAGCTCACCCCAAGTAAAATAGGTTTAGTTGCTGCCCTGCCACTAAACTACTCTCTACTCCTACGCGCTTTTCAGCTATAAGGAAGTATTCCGGGTTCATCTCAATACCAAGGAAGTTCCGCCCAACGTTCTTACAGGCTTTTCCTGTAGTGCCGGAGCCCATAAAAGGATCAAGTACCAAGCCTCCCTCTGGGCAAGCCAGCTTGATAAGCCAGGAGACAACGGCCAGAGGTTTTACGGTAGGGTGGATGTTGGCTCGTTGTACGTTCCTTCCGTCTGGCCATTCGTAGGCATCATCTTCCATGCTCCCGCAAGCCTTTTTTGCCAGCCCCTCCAACCCTTCCTCTCTTTCTCTCCTACTCGCCTTACTGCAATACATAAAACGCAAGTCATCCTCCGTAGCCTGGAATTGATTGAAAAACCGTGCTGGGGTGCCTCCTACATCTTCGGGCCAAGTAGTCTCTTGTTCTGGGCTGCCTATACCTTTCTGGCCAAACATACCTTCTTTCCCCCCACGCTTCCCCGTCCTGCCCGCTTTTGGCTTACTTTCCCCAAACCGCTCAAAGGCTTTTACAGGACAATCATCCGCGCATTCCCAGGCATCAATGGTTTCTAGGCCGTCTTGATCTGTATAGCCCTGATTGTCTCTTGCTGGCTTATTAAATTTTCCATAGATTTTGTTGTGTACTTTTCCATCCCGATTTTCCTCTACTGCTGTTGCCCCCTTTACCTTCTTCACCCCCACTTTCTTACACTCTGGCGGATGTTGGAGGATGAGATTGGCTGGCCAGCGGCTTATAATATCTCTCTTATCATGGGCCTCTTGCCTTCTCTTTTCACAAGCCTCTCTAGCCTCTTCGTTTTCATTCCACGGCCTACAATATCCATCATGTTTATTTGTTGATAAAGGCGGTCTTTGGGTAGCCCCCTTTGTTTCTACCCTACACTCATCAATCCCCAACGGTAAAGACCGTGGCCCAGGTTTAGAGCAGAGGATAATTGCTTCGTATGACGGCTTGAGACAACTTTTTCCTTTCGGAAATCCAGACCCAAATAAATGAAGTAACATATCATTCACGTAAAATCCGGCATCCTCCAAAGCACAAGTCAACCTATGGCTCGTCCGCGAACCACCAAACGCTAGTAAGTACCCACCGGGCTTTAGTACCCTAAGCACCGCCTTGGCCCAGCGTTTGTGCCATTCCTGCATCCGCTGGCCGTCGTTGTCCCCCTTTAGGTCTTTGTGCTGGGAGTCAAAATCCTTGCCCATAAACTCCAATAAGTAGGGTGGATCGGTAATCACGGCATCTACCGAATTCGCTGGTAGTGTAGGCAACACTTCCAAGCAATCCCCTAGTATCAATCTAGGCTCGTTTCCAGGCATTGCTCCCCCTAAAACGGCGGTAAGTGAGTTACTACCAACCTGCCCTTGACCAGTTCCATACTCAGGTCCGATTTGCTTTCCCGGAGGTAGCCCTTCGCCTGAGTGAAAGTTACCTTACTCCAGTCCGTGCCTTCCAAGTCTGGCACTTCTACGATCCTAGACCACTTGCCAGCCCTCACCGTATCCGCCATGAAATAGGTATTCCTAGCTAACTGCCCACACACCAGTAATAAATCAAAGGGCCATAAGGATTGTAGCTTACAGCTAAGCCAGGTTGATAGCTCAAGGTCTTTCTCTCCGCCTAATGAAACAATGGTCAACTGATCTTTGGGTCTAAGCCAACTACGGATTATCTTCTCACTAGCCGCGCTTCTCTTACCAAAGATGGCAACCACGTTGGCCATACCTACTTTACCTGGAATTCTTCACCGCAGCCGCATAACGGAATTCCAGCCTTGGCTAACCAAGCCAAGCTCATTCGCACCTTACAACCGCAAGGGCAAACCAAAGAGGTATCCTTGGTTGCTATTGCTATCTTAGGCGTAGGAGTTAGGGCCTTATGCGGATAGTCCCCTATGCCACCAATCAGCTTGGTTAGGGTATTGCTAAGGGCTACTCCTGGCATGGCCGTAGTTGGTTTGCCTTTTGTTAGGCCAACGTATTTACAAACGCCGATAAATTTACCCTTATGTCCAGCTGCTAGACCAGCGGCGATATGGGCCAATTCGTGGCAAACGGTCCCAGCTACTTCCAAAGAGTCAGCTAGTAGTGGGCTGATGAAAATCTCATGGATTTTGCCGGCACTTATCAGGTTGCTATGGCACTCCCCTACCACCCTTTTCCGTGTTGCCAAGGCGTTCTTGCAGGGCCAACCACAGGTAAGGCGATAGGGGGCCAAAGAGTAAGCCTTAAAAATTGGCTCCATACCCTTGGCTACTTCCATCAGCCACGCTTCACGGTACAAATCACTTGCTTGCCCGGTCATAGTCTCCCCCTCATTAACCACAACCACCTATCGCCTTCTTATAGCCTTCTATCATTTGCTGAGCACAGTTGATTGCCTCCAAAATCTGGCTATCATTTGGCCTATTCTTTCCTAGCCGAATCCGCTCTTGACACCATGCCATTATAGCGGCAGAGGAGGCTATATCACGTCCCAAAAGGACAAAGATAAGCTCATCCTCTTTTGCTTTGTTCCAACAACTATTAGGACTTGCACACTCTAAAGCCTTAATCATAGTTCCCCCTATCGACATACCTCTTCATACAATTGCTGCATAGGTTCCGTTAGCCGCCAAGCTGGTTTCCCCTTGTAGTGGCTGCCCTCTACAGGGCGCTTAAAGTGGTGGACGGCTCCTAGCTTCCTGAGAAAATGGAGAAAGCGTCTTTCCCCGTCTGGGTTACACATGGTCTGATGGGCTAGTTCGTCCGTGGTAACACCCATAATCATACCACCCTTGTATAGTACCTGGATGATAGATAAGGTCCGTCCGCGTGCCGTATCCATAGCCGCTTTGTGTACCCGCTGCATTACGTCGGTATCTACCTCGGTTTTTTGCAGGACCACTGCCAGGCACTTGGCCAGCCTGACCAGCTGGGCAATAAGCCGATAGCTCAATTCCCTCTCCACTTTTTCTTCCTGTTTGCTGCTCGGCCTGGCTCTTGTGTAGGCAATGAACTTAGCCAACCGTTGGCACTTCCGCAAGGCTTGTTCGCTGGCATAAACCTTCTCCAAGAGCTTCTGACTATGCTGCCGGAGATAGGTTAGGTAGCCCCCGGTTAAGCGTTTGGCTTGCACCATCTCCGGGGGTTCCATCGAATCCATCGTACCATTGGCTTCATAGGCCATCTCTCTATCCGCGCGGTTCGCTATCTTCCAGCCTACGCTATCCTCTAGCTCTTCATCCAGGTCTTCGACAATCTGGACACGGATAAACCGCTCGCCTAGTTCGCTGCTGTCCAGTTGCCGTAGGGAAGAAGTACCGCACAGGATGATCGTGGTATTGATCCCCTCATGGTCCTTACTCATTTTGTTGCCGTAGGAGGTACGCAAGTTGCGACCGTAGAAAGCTCGCATTTGGCTCAAAACTTTATCCCGATTGGTCAGCTGCAATAAGGTATCCCCATCGTTAATAATCAAGGTCTTATCCTTTAGCCGATCAACCAAGCTCATATTCTCACTACCCTCGGCATCTACCTGATAGCCAGAGGTCAACCCTGAGAAGGTATCTTTGGGGAAAGTGTACTCCCGTGCCGTACCCAAGGCTTCCGAAAGGGTGGTCTTACCCGAGCTAGGAGGCCCTATCACTTGCAACCAAAGTTGGTCCTGCCCAGCTGCCCTAGTGCTAGTACAGCAAGCCAGCATACAGGTTAGACAGTAGTCGAGGTCATCCGTCCAAGTCATCGCTTTACGCCAGGCCAAGCGTAGGGTTGCCAGGTCGTTACACTCCAGGGGGCCTAGTGCGGTAGCCTTGCTGGTGTGGCTATCTACTGTCCATTCCTTGGGGGCTTCCTCGATCTTATCAAGCAATTCCTGAAGGAAAGGAATCCGCCCGGCCAGGTCTTTGCCCTGGGTAAGTAGGTCGCGCATATCATACCCGTGGGGCTTATCGGGGTCGAAACCATCCTCCCCCCATTTCAGGTAGCTAATGCTCTCTGGTGGTTTATGGCACCCCATCAATACGCCTACCGCCCTTTTTAGGCCCGTATAGGCCGCTGGCGGGGTTATCTTATCACTATTGGGGTTCTGTCTGGGGTGGTCGTTATCGTAGCACAGCACCACCCGCTTTCCTGAGAAATAGCCAACCCAGGCATCTTGGAAGGTCATGCAACCAGGTACGGCTAACACATTGGTTTTGCTTAGTAGGCTGTTGTTGGGGTTGCTGGTTGCCCGAAGTGTACCATCCTCTTGTTCTTTGCTAACCAGCAAAGCCTCTGCCAATACCATACCATCCCAAGGCCCTTCTGCCAGATAGACCTCGGGCTTCTTCGGGTCGTATTGGGCTACCCCAAATAACCCGTGATGGAGTTCCGGGGTTGCTAACAGTACGCGCTTTCCTGTTAAGCTCTTGGTATAGCGGTAGAGGTTACAGATTTCCCCCTTAGCATCGTATCCGGGCAGCAACCATTCCCCTGTAATAGGGCTAAGGACAGCCCCCCAGAGCGATAAGGTATCGGGGTGGGCTAGTTTGCGGTTGGCAGACAATTCCTTTTCTTCAGGGCTACCAGAGGGGTATTGAGCCATCTCCCAGAGCTTGCGGACAAAGGATAGGTGGTTGACCCCGCCTCCCTTGGCCTCTGGGTTAACCTCACAGGTCCAACAACGGGCCGTGCCCTTTTCTATGGATACGGCAAACTTGCCTTCCTTCCCACAAAATGGACAATCTCCGATGGCATCACTATCTCCTTCTTTCCAGGACAATTCTAGCCCGTGGAAAAGATAAGGCTTCAGGGTCTTGGGTTGCTCTTTGAGACTCGGCATCTTGACCTCCAAGGAAAGCTACTATTATACACTACGTGGCAACCCCTCGGCAAACAGGCCCCAGGTGCGGGGGAACAAATCGTGTAGCATTTTTCCCAGGGCCTCGGCGTAGAGTCTGATTTCTAGTTGAGCGTTAGGAGCCATACGCAAGGTCAAAAAGAGCAACCAGTTTCTCAAATTTGCCGTAGCCCTCATTCTGGAATACCTGCCAACCGGCAAGCAAAGCCTGGCAAGCTCTTTTGGTACTCCCTCACGCAACCCATCTTGATAGTGTTCTTCCAATCTGTGATAAAGATAATCTAGATGGTCAAGCCAAGTCTCCGCGCCTAGCTCACCTATTGACAGGTTTCCCGCCGCTTGTTTGTTCTTTGTTTCTTTGGCCCCCTCTACCACTCTTTGAATAGTGGGGAGGTAATTCAGATTAGGTAAAGGCGCGTATCGAGCAGACATTTCTGAAAAACTTTGGGTGCGATGTCTATGCCATTCCCTGAAGCAGAAAATGGGTGCCTGCACTTCCACCACTAAGCCACAGAATTCAAAGACCGATTCGTGTTTTTGCTTCCATAGGTAAGACAGTAGTCCCATATCCCCCTTGGGGTGGTCTGCATATGGTTCCCAGCTCACAAAGTTCTTCCCTGTTGATTGCCGAGCGGCCTCGATGATCCGCTCATCGCTTCCCCAATGTTCAATATATTTCAGGTAGCCATGATCTAAGATTGGGTATTCGACTTGCATTTTTTGGCCTCCTGTACCTGGGAAAATTCAATTAGATAATCCAAATACCAACGTGCTTTCAATAGGTCCGTTTGTGCAGCTGCTTTCTTGCCGGCCCTGGCTAGATATTTCAGGCAATTTCCCTTCAAGAAACCCGTGAATTCCTCTGGGGTTAGCCACGCCTCCAGGCACTTGATAACCTCATGGGGGTTATGCTTCCCCCCGTAATGTTTCGGGTGGTCCACCTCTGGCCGGTCTTTATCGTCCATGCGCGTATCCTCCTATCTGGTAAGCAGTTGGAACTATTTTGCCTTCTCCGCGCTTTTGGCCTTGCCAACCGTTTCGCTATCCCCTATAGTAGTCTATAGGTCAAGCCACTTCGGCCTGACAAAACACAAAGGAGCTTCCAATGTCTCAGATCAATTCTTCGCAAGCCCTCATCCTCAAGGTACTGGCCAAGGCCCCCGGTGGGCTATCCTACGAGGAAATCAAAGCCAAGGTGGGCGAGGGTGTAGCTGTCAATTCGGGGACTATCGGGCCGGTTCACCTATCGGTCTTGAGTAACTACCCCGATTCCCTCCACGCCTTGGGGTTAGTTAAGGTCGATAAAGGAGAGGGGGAGTGTACAAAGTTCTTCGCAACCATCAAAGGTGTTAAGCTGGCAACTAAGGTCTCCGCTAGGCACTCCTGCCGAAATGGTAGTAGGATTCCTCCGGATAAGTTGGATAAAGCCGTACTTCAGGTTCGCCCCACCAAAACTTATGGCCTGGAGTTATTCACGGACTCCGATATTAACGAGGTCAAGGCCCTATTGGGAGAGGAATGGAAGCATATTAAAGCCGATGAGGTTCGCATTCAAATTTGCAATCGCCGAAAGCAAGGCGCCTACGCCAACCCTGAAGATAAAGCCAAGAAAGCTGCCCAAGCGGCTTTACGGGCTTTTGGTCCTGAAGGTAAGATCAAGGCTAAGCTGCTCTCCCCGGAATCTGTTAAGGCACTGGAAAAGCTCGCTAATTAGACCAGACAGAGGGGGTGCCTATCTTGGTTTAATAGGCACCCCTTTTCTCTTTCTAACGGTCATCCCCCGAGCCTTGCAAGACGCCACGGTCTTTCCTGGATTGCAGCTTGTCTAAGTTGGCTTGGAAAACGGTCTCCAGGTCGAACCCCAGGTCAGCAGCAAGGTTTGCTAAATACCACCCCACATCCCCAAGCTCTTTAAGTAGTGCGGCCCGCCTCTCTGTCGTAAAGATGCCTCCGTCATCTCTAATAGCCTTCTTTATAAGCTCTGCTACCTCTCCGGCCTCTCCAAAAAGTCCAAAGGCTGGATAGGTAATTGCATGTGTTCTTGGGTAGATAGCTGTACTAATCGCGCGTTTCTGGTATTCATTCGCTTCCATCAGTTTCTCCTATGTTAGCTAACCTTCTCTCCCTCTGCCCAATTCAATGGGTTATGTTCCATGCTCACCCTGAGAGGTACGCCAATATCGTCTCCACTCTGGGCCATCAGTTTGGCTACCTTCCGGATAATCGGTAGGTTCCCACGGTTAGCCATGCTAGGACAGTCTAGCACTAGCTCATCATGAACCTGTAGACAAATCCGATAGCTGGTCTTACGCTCCTTGCTCACCTGGCTTAGGTACTCGGCAACCCGTACCATAGCTCTAGCGGTACACCACATTGCCGTGCTTTGGACATAGTAGCTCAATGGTATGGTAGGAGCTACTCCGGCTCCCCATTTGCTATTGATGCAAAGTATGGGATAGCCCTTTGTCGGGTCTACACTTTTATCCGGCATAGATTCCACATACCCGAGCCTCTTTGCCTGGCTAATACAACGCTGATTTAGGGCCTCTAGCAAGGCAAACTTTTGTTTCAGGATATGGTGGGCTCCCGGCCGATGGAAGGCCGCGTCCGCTGTTTTTGGCCCAGCTTGGTACTGGACAGCGAAGTTGCCGTTCTTAGTCCACTGGTAGTAAGTGTCCTTGAATTTCTTTTTGAAGAGCCTGCCATCTAACCCGCCATCTACCTTACAGGTCTGCTCAAATAATTCCGTGTACAATGTATGCGCGGTAAGTAGATGTTCGCTGCCGAAATAGGGTGGTTCGTCTGGTGCCTCAAACAATTCGATAGCGGCCTTTTCCCCAGAGGCATAGGCAGGAATCCGCCTTTCGATGTTTTCATAATCCAAAGACCACCATTCCCTACCCGGTCTAGGACCCAGGAAATAGCGTAGGCTCCGCATACTCTTACCTGTACCCTTGCACTTCTCGCAACCTTCTCCATCACAGGCCAGGCACTCCACTTGTTTCTTGCTGAAATTCTGGCTATTCGGGTTGGCACTGGTGAAGCGTAAAGTATCGGTACCAGTTTGGTTTAGGCTCGGGTGCAAGAGGAACCAATCAGCTATCTTGGGTATGGGGCACCAGAAACGTTTGTAGGAATCCAAGTAGCTTAGAGCCGTATCCCGTGAACGCTTCTCCGCTAGGGCCGCTACAAACTGATAGGCGTCCCCTTCCCTGGGTAAGGTAACTAAGTAATGGGGCAAGGCTATCTTGCTATCCAGGCTGGGGGCCTCTGTTTTGGCTTTCGGATTGTAGACTGGTGGTAGCTTCAATATCTGGCTACAAAAGGTTCGCAAGCTGCCATTCGGTGTAGCCCCCTTGGGCACCTCCAAGTTGAACCGTCGTTGCCTGGCAATGGTCTTCATTGCTTCGCATTGTTTGTCCGAGAGCGTGCGGTACTCAGTTTCCAGTTCCTCAGCTCTTACCCCACTGGCTGTCACCCCTAGCCTCTCCATATCGTGTAGGATCGGTACTAGCCGCATACGTTCCTGATAGATAGCCCATAGTCCGCGCCTCTTAAGCTCTTGCTCCAGGGCTAACCATAATTGCAAGGTGATAACACTGTCCGCATTGGCGTAGTGCCTTAGTACCGAATGCCACGGGTGATCCTCTGGGTAGTTAAGCTCTTGGGCTAAGGCTTTAGGGAGCCAGCTGTCATATTTCCAACCGGCCTCCTTCTCTTCTTTCTTGGTTTTTTGGCTTTTGGGACAACTAGGCATCTCAGGTAAACCGTGGGCAGCAATCCGCCATTCCTTAAACCGGCTCCGGCATAGCCTACGCGCTTCCTTACAGGCTACCTCCAAGGCTTTCTCATATGGCTCGATATTGATGCCAAGGTACTCGATAGCTAAGCTGGTTAGGTCGTGGGGCTGGTTGCTGGCCAGCAAGTGGGAGGCAATGAGCGTATCTTCCGTGATATACCAGTAAGGTTGCCAATCGATTATTCCACCCTGCAAGAGGGCTTGGGTGTCAAATTTGATATTCTGACCTACCAGTCTATCTTGCTGGGCTAATAGTTGGCATATCTCTGCAATGTCTGCCTCTGGTATATCTACTTCGCGCGTTAGTGGGTTTACCGGCCACTCCCAAAACATAGGTTCATCCGGTTTATCACTATGACAGGTCGTTACGAAAAATGGTTTGGCTCCGTGATAAAGGTCTTTACCGGTTGTTTCCGTGTCTAAGGATAGCATTACATCCCCTCTATTACTCCAGCGACGGCAAGCCGGCTTGCAGGCGTGCCCAGTTGAGCCAACGCCGATAATTTGCTTCCCTAATAGTTTCTGGCAATGCGGTGATGCTCCCAATATCTGTCAGCACCAGCCGCGTCACCGGCTGACACGCCACGATGGCCAGCCCGTAGCCTTGCCAGTCCGCCAGCGAGCAATGGACCTCATCCACGAATCCGTTTCGGAAAATCCACTTGTTCGGAATTAGCATCAGGAAGGGGCACATACGTTCCCACAGCAGTTCGGTCAACTCCAGCTCGCGCTTTTGCAACCCACGACGAACCTCACAGCCAGGGCATAGATTACTTCCGCAATCCTCAGTGCTCCTCATTTCAGCGTCCAAGTCTGCTATTTGGCACTGCACCCGAACGAATTCGGCACGATTTGGCTCACCGGCCTCCTCCCACCAATCGGCGGCAATCAACCGCAGGTTGTCATCGAAAGGCCGCTCGCAGATGGCTCGCAATAGCTCTGGTTGCAATGGCGTCACGCCTCACCGCCTTCAAACAGCTGTGGGTATAGATACTCTAGGGCCTCTTCTGCGGTAGTGAAAAACATGCTTTCTAAGCCAACTTTTTCCGATCTAACAAACCAACGCCCATCACCCCAATCGAAGGCAACACAAGGGCCGATTCGTATTTCAGCACCATCTTCTAAGACCATTAGATAGGCTTCACGCAAGCTCATTGTTTATCCTTCTCTTTTACCCCTTCGATAGATTGCGTCCGCTCGGAGTTGAACCGAGTACCCATTTGTGGGGACTTTTTAGGTGTTCCCACCTGCGAACCTTACGGCAGGGTGGCCGTGGCACTCGCAGTTGCGGGTCGCCGTGCCCGCCCCGGACGCATGCCCGTCTCTTCGGGCTGTCACACAACTTCTCGGACTTTTGCCTACTCCGCTCGGGAGCGGTGCTTACCGATAGCATGTGTCGCATAGGCAAAATGGCTGGTTGGAATCGAACCAACTTCCGGTTATTGCAGTATATCCCGGATACCCCGCCGACAAGTTTCATTTTCGCTGCTTATCCACTTGCCACGGATGCGTAGTGAGGGCCAATCTCACATCAGCCATTCTATTTTCGTGATGTTACATAAACGGGATTCTTACCCGCGCGTTTGCATTAGTTGATCCCAGGGCACGCCTTTGTATAGGGTTTTTCGATCATCATCATTAAGCAGCGAGGCCGTTTTGGCTTTCTTGTCCACTGCCTGGATTTCAACTTGTACCGCCTTGCGTTCCTTTTTAGTTTTAGGATCGGTTAGAGGCTTCTTAGTCTTGGGGTCCAATACCTTATAGAAATACAGAGCCCCCTTGATGGGTTCTACTTCGGCTTCCGGTTCTGCCTCTTCTTCCGTGGTTTCCTCTTCAGGTTCTCCCCCTTCCCGCTTCTGAATTTCGGCAACCACATCACCCCAACTTTCGGCCCCCTCTACCTCTTCTTCCGTCATACCAGCAGCTATGGCCCTATCTTTCAGGGTAGAGCTGGCATCATCATCCTGTGCATTAGCCAATTCCAACAGGTCATCCAGACTGACCTCCATAAAGGCTGCTCCGCTGGTAGTTTCCTCGGCCTGGCTTTCCTCTTCCTCTGGCTCGGGCTCCGGTTTAGGGGCCGGCTTGGGAGAGGGTTTAGCAGCTGGCTTTGCCGGTGCTACTGGCTCCTCCGGTGTGTTGTCCTGGACCGCACTAGACGGCTCTGGGCTATGGTAGTTCTCCAATCCGCGCGTACCATTCCAGAGGTGGTTTACCATCGGCTCCCGACCTGCATAGGGGTTAGCAGCCCGTGCCAGCTGTTCCGAGCTGTAAGGCCCTTTACCAGCTACTCGGCTATCCGGAGTGTCATTCTCCCCCAGGTTGAACAGGTAGTATTTCCCATCCTTGTCCTTGGCAATATCCTGTTTAGCCCCTTGCCAAGTTCGGAAGCGAAACATCGGTTTGGCTTGCTCCAAGGCCGCTGCAATTTCCTCCAAGTTATCTAGGCTCATGGACTCCTTATCCGCGCCTAATGCGGCCATTTGGTCCATAGCCCAGTTGAGGTGGTCCTCCTGAGTTTTCATTTTCCCACCGCTCGGAGTATCAATTAGAGCGTGAGGTCCAATCTGTGTGGCCATACCCTTGTAGGCTTCCGGCTCCTGGACAATACCGCGTGCCATGAAATACAAGGCTCCCTTGTTCTTGCCCTCCTTAAATTCACCAAAAGTGCAAGACCGCAATTCGGCTACTCCACTTACCCCGCCCGGCAAGGTTTGCCCTACGGCTACCTCCTTTTCCCGATTGGCCAGTACGGCTTGCCGGCCCTTCTCGCCTAGTTTACTGGCCAACAATCCTCCCACTTTTCCCACTTGCTTCGCCATGTTAGGCTCCTTATCAGTTACACAAAAACAAAAGTTGGTTGATTTATCCTGCCGTTCCTTGCCTTATCGTTACTGCCGTTGATGTCCATTCCTTCCCAAGACATTCCTTTCCCGTCCTTTATCTATAACTATTATACCCTACCCTGCAATACCCTTAGTCCAGCAGATCGAAGAATTTCTCATAGGTAGGGTCTACGAGGCACTCCGGCAAATCACGCTTCGGGGTACGCACCTTGCTGGTATAAACTTCATGCTGCCCAGTCCGTAGGCAATACTCTACCCCTTCTCCGCGCTTAGTTGTTTGGACTTGTTTGCCAGCAATTTCCGTGGTAACAGTTTCCAGCCTAGCTCGCTTATAGGTTTGCACCACAAAATCACAAGCCGGGTTTAGCCAGCTAACTACTCCTGGAGAAAGAGAGGCCCCTACCACGGGCTTGATAACATCACTGTTAGACTCTTCCCCAAACGTGCGTTGTTGGGCAATAATCACAGTGTTGCCGGGTAGGTTAAGCAACGCGCGGAATGTCTCTTTCAATTGTAAGGCTTGCTGGCCGTATTGGCTTTGTGTGGCCATCCCCCAACCCTTTTGGGCAGGCAATTCGTCTAGCCCGAGAATCTCTTTCAGCTTCAAATCAGCCAACCCACTGGCATGATCCAAGACAACGGTTTTATAGTTCTTAGCTAACTCAAGATACTCTGCAATATCATCCGAACTCCTGATGATTTTGGGTGTGATTTTCTTCCTGTACTCCGGCGTATTGATGCTTCTTAGCTCGCCTGGCTTACTCCCACCCGAACAGATAAGCCAAAGGATAGGCCCCGGAAAGGTAGCGGCAAACGTAGTTTTCCCCGAACCGGATTCTCCATACACCAGCATACGCGCGGTCTCGACCATACCCCAGACATCATCCTCGGGGCTTGCCTTTACGTGGTTTTCCACGGGTGGTAAACGATTGACATTTTGCTTCTTTACTACTGGCATGGTGTTCCCCTTAAAGGTTGTTCTGTATTTCTTTCACTAGCTTGGCATCCCCATAAATCAGAAAGCGGCCATAGGCAAAGCTATTTCTTTTAGCTCCTGCCTCTTCACTGGCTTCCTTTGCGTCTGGGAATTGCACGACTACCACTACTCCATCCGTCCTACCACGGAGATAGGCGTTTAGGTAGGTCTGGCCCAACCCCTCTAACCTTTCTTTCTTCCAATCCTCATCGGGAAGAAGGTAGATGGCTGGTAGTTGATGGGCTCGACATTCTACCCAGTGGAATTTAACGCCTCTGGAGTTTATTCGGTCTGCTACCCCTACACAAGTGATCGGAGGTGGGGCCAAGGGGCCATGCCCTGAGAAAGAATAATAGGATGCAACTAAGGCAAGAGCTATCACACTCCCATACAACATTAACCTCCGCCTCTTAGCTCTCCTTTTCTGTTGGACTGAGTAAGGAATTTTGGAATCATCTATAATAGCTACAGTTTGTCCTGAAGGAAAGGCAAAAGGGTTATCCTCTACCCCAGGCACCACGATAGCCCCCAAGCACTTTGGGCATTTGGATACCATGCCAGGCGGTAGCTTGGTTAGCAATTTGGTCTTACACTTCTGGCAAGTAAGCCTCTGCATGGTACACCTCTTGTGTTACAGTTCTGGGAAAAGGT